CGAAGTAGGACTTGAACGACTCGACGAATGCGGCCACGCCGTCGACAATCCCAGAAAATGCGCTCTTGACCGTACTTCCGACCGCCCGAACGGCGTCGCCGAATCCGAGGAAGTTCGTCTTGTACGCGGCGATCGCCAGCACGACGAGCCCGATGGCGGCGGCGATCGCCAGCAGGATCGGGTTGCCGACGATCATCGCCCGCATCGCGACGCTGACGACCTGGAAGCCACGCGCCATCTCGATGAGCTTTGGTCCGATCAGGATGGCGGCGCCGGCGATCCCGGCGAAGGCGCCGGCCACCCCGACCACGGCGGCGATGACCGTCTGGATGCCGCTGGGCAGGTTGAGAAAGGCGTTGAGGACGTTCGTTGCCCCGATGATGAGCAGGTCGAAGAACGGCAGCACCTTGGACCCGATGACGATGCCGACGGTCTCGAGCGACCCTTTCATCGCCTCCAAGCGACCCTTGGTGCTATCGAGTCGGGCCTGGGCCTGCTCCTGGGCGGCACCGACCTGCGTCACGGCCCCGTGCATACCGTTCCACGAGTCCGTCGTGCCCTGGACCGACGCCGACACCGAGGGCAGCAGCGCGTTCATGGCGCGGCCGCCTTCGACCCCGAACAGCGTCTCGAGCGTCGCGGCCCGTTGGGCCGTTCCCATGCCTTCGGTGGCGGTGGCCACCGACCCGATGATGTCGGGCAGCGGCAGCATGTTGCCGTTCATGTCGGTGAAGGACAGACCGAGGTCGTTCATCACTCCGGCCGCCTTGGCCGTCGGATTGGCGAGGCTGAGGAGCACCTGATTGAGCGACGTACCGGCGCTGGACCCGACGATGCCCTGGTTGGCCATCAGCCCCAGCGCGGTGGCCGTGTCTTCCAGCGGAACGCCCAGCGCGGCCGCGCTCGTGCCGACGTAGGACAGCGACGATCCCATCTCGGTCACGCCGGTCGCCGACGTTGAGGCCGCTGCCGCAATGACATCCGCGACGTGGGATGCGTTGTTGACGCTCTTGCCGAACTGGTCGGTGTAGCCGGAGGCGTCGCCAGCCGCGAGTCCGTACTGATTCAGGGCAGCAGACATGACCGTCGCCGCGGTGGGCAGGTCGACGCCGCCAGCCGCCGCCAGTGCGGTCGTCGCCTCGGCGGCGCCGCCAAGGATGTCCGTCGTGGACACGCCGGCCTTGGCCAGCTCCTCGATGGCGAGCGTCGCCTCGTTGGCCGAGAACGACGTGTCCTTGCCGATCTGGAGCGCGAGGTTGCGAAGACTGTCGAACTCGGCCCCAGTGGCGCCGGTCGCCGCCCGGACGTTCGCCATGCCCTGGTCGAACTGCATGGCCGAGTTGATCGCGAAACCACCGAGCAACCCGACGGCGGCACCGACAGCCGTCAGGGCGCCGCCAGCCGCCTGGATACCCGGCGACGACAACCCCGCCGACAGCCGGTCGATCCCCGACGACGCCTGCGTGCCACTGGCGCCAACGCCCCGCATGGTCTGATCGGCGGCGCTGCCGAACTGTCGGAGCGCCGCCATCGCCTGGGCGGCATCGAGGCTGATCGTTGCTCGAGCGCCGCCCAATGATCCGTCCACCTACGGCCTCCCGATCCGGGGAGCACGGGCGGTTGCGTTGGTCACGGTCCGTGCGTCCCTGGGCCGGGGAGCGGGCGAGTGGGTCAGCTTGGTCGTGCTTGGTCAGGCGTGTGGCGATTGGTCGTCGAGCCCGGCGAGCAGCCGGTCGTACAGATCGTCGGCGTCGGGCTCGTCGTCGGGCTCATTGGCCAGGACGAAACCGAGCACCCAGTTGATCTGCTCGTTGGTGAACTTCGGCTCCTGGATCATCTGGGGCGCGTTCTTCGGTCGCTTCGGCGCCTTGACGAGCACGGTCGCCGACTGCAGTCGCTCGATCTGGGTCCCGACATCATGGGCGGCTTCGTCGTACTCGTCGGACAGATCCGGATCGCCGATGTCCGCCCAGGTCGATGGTGGTTGCCCATAGGCGGCGCCCATCAGGTGATGCTTATACAGGCGCCGACGGGTCAGGAAACGGGGCGACGGCCACAGCCCTCGCCGTCTGCTCCGCCATGCAGGCGTTGACGATCGCCATACGGTCGTCGGGCGACAGCCATTCCAGCGCGATCTCCGTCTCCTTGTCGGTGATGTCGGCAGCGGTTGGAACACAGCGCGGCGCGACCAGGCAGGCGAGTGGGTAGGTCCGGGTGAGGGCGTGAAAAAGGTCCTGCGACCCACCAACGCCCAGCGATTTCAAGACCTCCTCGGTGTCTTCGCCGAGCTTCGTCTGCTCGTCGGGCGACATGGCCTCCAAGGTACGGGCGGCCTCGTAGAACGACCGCTGTGCCGCCGGCGTCACGATGCCCGTCAGGGTGATATCCGCCAGCACGCGATTGAAGGACTTCGGAACCGCCTTGACGGTCTCGCCAAGGTCCGGAAGCGTGACGGTGATCAACGTGGCGTCCCGCGCCCGCGCCTTGGCCGCGATCCGCTGGGCCGTGGTCATCGCCCGAGCCTGCGGCAGATCGAGGATGTGATCCCGGGGCTCCAGCGCCGTGCGCTGCCGATCGTAGTCCGCGTGGACCTGGCCGGGCGCCGCGATGTCCCCAGCGGCCATGTGGTGCGTCGCCGCCGTCGCGTCGGAAGGGCGGTTGATCGGTTCGCCGGTCATCGGGTTGAAGCGGTCCTGGTCGTCGCTGGTCATGGTGCTGTGCTCCTTGGCACCGAATCAGGTGCCGTTGGGCCGGACGGAAGGGGTGGGGACGGCTGGGCCGATGCCGTCCCCGTTACGTCATCGCGTTACGTCGCGTTAGGCCGGCAGGACGCTCACCGCCGCGCTCGGGACCGTCGCGATGCTGGCGGCGTACTGCTCGATCGCGAAGACCGACCCGTTGAAGTCCAGGGCGGTGAAGTCGTAGGAACTCGTCGCGTACCCGTCGGTCAGCTCGAAGCCACCGCCGTTGGTCACCCGGCCCTGGTAGACGCGACCCAGGAGGGTGCCGCCGTCGGTCCCGACCCCTCGAGCGATGGCCGCAAGCTGGGCCAGCGGCATCTTGGGGGTCGAGGGGACCAGGAGGGTCGTGACCGCCGTGTTGCCGGTGCCGCTGACCACGACGGTGCCGCCAGTCAGCGCGGCCTTGACCGCGAGGTCCTGGATGCCGAGTTCGAACGAGCCCGACGCCGTGACGCTCTTGGCGACCGAGGCCAGGAGCAGGTCGTCGCCGCGCAGTTCTTCGACATCGCCCTCGTAGTTGATGCTGAAGCTCGCGAGGCCGGGGGCGTCCAGCATCGCGGCGAATGTCCCGGCGACCGGGTCCTTGACGGCGATGGCCATGTCCTTGGCCCCGAGTGCGATCCGTCCAGCCATGTCCGTGTCCTTTCCGTCCCCGAATCAGGGGACTATGGTCATTGGTGACCCGACCGCGAGCTGGGGCCATCCGCTCGCGGGTCCCGGTCCATTACCGGGCGTGGGCCACGCGCCGCATCTCCTCGGGCGTCAGGGCTCGTGATCCGAGCCGGCGTGACGCCACGGGGTCCAGCAGCCGCGCCAGGACCAGCCCGGTCGCCGCCGGTCCCCGGCCCTGGTTCACAGGGTCTCCGGGCTGGTCCTGGCGGGGTTCCCGTCCCGCCGTCGTGGGATCTTCGTCGTCCGCGTAGGCGAACTCGTGACCGAACTTCGAGAGCATCAGCACCGTGGCGTCGTGGTCGTCCATCCACGCGACGAACGCTGCCGGCCCGTAGGCGTCGGCGTCCGGCCCCATCCCCCGGACGCCCCACCGGTAGACCTCACGCAATCCCGGCAGGGCGTCCGGTCCGAACTCCCTGACGGTGACGCCGGCGATCGGGCGGAAGCGCTGGGCGATCGCCGCCTCACGCCGGACCCGCCGGGCGACTTCCCGCGAGTAGGCGTCGGCGTAGAGCAGGGTGCGCCGGGTGCGGCCCCAGCGGTCGGCCGGGTCTGGCTGGTCCAGGTAGTCGCTGATGCGCGATCCAACCCAGCGGACCCAGCGCACGGCTACTTCCCGCTCTTGACGGCGACGACGGGCGGCGTCATGTCGGCGGGTGTGGGCTCGATCGTCACCGGCACCGTCGCGACGCTCCCGGCGTGAAAGACGTAGGGCGCCTCGGTGAAGTCGATGATGGTGCCGTCCGGCAGCGCCTCGCCTCGCTGGTACGACGCGAGGGCGTCGGCCGCCTGCTTGTCCGTGAGCTTCTTGCGATCGGCCATGTCGTGTCTCTCCTGTGGGGCAGTTGCCCCAGCTACCACTCAGCCACGCCCGATAGCGCGGCCGTCCTGAACGTCAGACGCCAACTGGTGAACATCGTGCCGCCGTAGGCCGGCTCGTCGAGCAGCCGCGATCGGGGCTCGATCCGCACCTCACCGAACCGCGGTGCGTCGTCCCCAGCGGCAACCCCGAGGTGCGCGTGGTCCAGCAACGCGCGGATGCGCGTCTCGATTTTGCCGACCAGCGTTCGTCCGGCATCATTCGCCGGGACGTAGGCGAAGACCATGACCCGGGCATCGGCCCCGAGGCGGAAGGCCGAGCCGTACTCCCCGGCGTCGACCACGACCACGGTGGGACGCAGGACCTCGGGGCTGAGTGGGTCGGTGGGATCGATCGGCCCCCACGCCGCCGCCGTCTTGCCCGGCCCGGTTCGAGTCAGTTCTCTATTCCATACGCCGCCCGGCAGCAGGGCCATGAGGGCGGGGTCGGCCTGGAGGGTGGCGATGACGGCCTGCTGGAAGAGGATCACCGGGCACTCCCGCCAATGAGACTGGCGGCGCGGGCGAAGACCTCGGGCGCGATCCGGTCGGCGGTCGGCCGGATGATCGCGAACCGGCCGGCGTGGGCCAGCTCGAGGATCAGGCCGTACTCCTCGTTGGTCGTGTAGAGCGAGATCACGTGGACGTCGCCCTCCCGCTGGTACGAGCCGGTCAGGCTGTCCCGAGCGTGGCCCGTCCGGTCGGTCCAGCCGCGGTCGGTCCGCATGGCGTCCTGGCCCCGCTGCGCCTCTTCCTCACAGAGCGCCGCCAGCCCAGCGTTGAGACGCGTACCGAAGGCGTCGCAGCCCGAGAGGATGGTGTTGGAGGTCACCCGGATGCCCGCGCTAGCCATTGGTGCCGCCTCCTCCTTCCATCTCGTATGTGGCGTCCTGGATCCCGTTGCGGATCGGTGGCGTCGACCGAATGACGGCCGTGGCGTCCCCGATCCGAACGCGGTCGGCCGTATCGATGTCCCACGGAGCCCAAGCCCGAAGCACCCCGCCGTCGAACGCGACGTTCAGGGCACCGCCGTCGCTGGCCTGTCGGCTCTGCCGGTTGGCCGGGACGACCTGGACCTGCGTCGGGCTCCCGACCTTGGCAGTGCCGCGGTAGACCTGCACCATGACGGGCGGGTTCGCCAGCTCAAGGCTCGTGGCGAACAGCTGCCGGAACGCGGCGTTGATCTCGTCGCCCTCGGCTGGCCCGATGAACGACACCCGGTCAGTCATCGGGGCGCGTCCCATGAGAAGGTCCCGGGCTCCCGGACGTACTCACTGGCGAGTACGACATCCGACCGGACGGGACGCATCGCCGAGAGCGTCGAAGTCACCCCATCGCCATCACCCCCTTCCAGCGCCGCCATCTCCTTGCGGGCCCGGGCTGCCACCTCCAGCCAGGTGGAGACGCGCCGGGACCACGAGATCGACTGACCGTTGTCCCCTAGGCTGTCGGGCCGCTGGGCGTACTCGGTCGCCAGCGAGGTCGCCAGCACCTCGATCGCCCCCAGCTCGCCCACCGCCGCGACCAGGGCGTAGATCGTCTCGTCTTGCCGGAGCGGCTTGGTCGCGTTGGTATCGCCGATCCGGAGCCGGACCCGGTCACGAGGCAGCGTCAGGGCTTCGTCATACGTGAAGGTCACAGCTACCTCCTTTCCGGGTCACGGCGTCGGATCAGGGTTAGATCGTCGGCGGTACGTAGGTCGTGCCGGCGCCGATCGAGCCGAGGACGGCGGCGGTCCGGTTATTGACACCGATGCCGAAACGCTGAATGGAGTTCGCGTCGGCAAGCGGGAACATCGCCCGGCTATGGACTTCGACGTCGCGACCGTAGAGGTCGTCGTACCGCCAGGCCAGCGGGTTGTTGACGTTCAGAGCACCGCTGGTCTTGTAGAGCGCCCAATTGGCGTCCGTGAAGTCGGTCAGGGCCATGTGGACCCGGATGTCGCCGTGGAGCACCCCGACGTACTGGGCGGCGTCGACGAGCGCCTCAGCCGTCCCCTGCCCGGGCCGGACCAGCATCGAGCCGGCCGGCACGAAGGTCGGGGTCGGGAGTGCCGCGATCGCGTCGACCACGGCGGCCGAGGCGATCAGGTCGAACGGGCCGCGGTACCAGCGCCGGAGTAGCTTGACGCCGGTCAGGAGCATCGGCGCGATGTTGGCCAGGGTGTCGCGCAGGTAGTGGGTGTAACCGGCGGGCAATGCCTGGTTGTCCGGGAAGATCCCGGCGAAGACGTTGGCGCCGGTGCCGGACCCCGCGAAGCCCGGAGACGTAGCGGTCGACCGGGGGCTGACCGCTACCTCGGCGTTGCCGAACAGACGGGTCAGGACTTGCTGCCGGTAAAGCAGCTCCCAGGCAGCCCGGAGCCCACGGTTCTGAGCGTCGAACTCCGCCAGCTTGATGTCCTTGAGCTTGTCCTCGGTGTAGCCGATGGTGATCTCCCAGTCATCGATCGGGAGCATGTGATTGAGGGCCCGCTCGCCGTACTGCGGGCGACCGGGGACGTACTCGCCACGCTTGCGGGCCTGGAATCCGCGCACCTCGGTCGGTGCCCCGGCCTCGGTCGCGGTCGTCGGGTAGATCAGGTCGGCGATCAGCGGGTCGACTCCACCATTGAGCGCTTGGAGTTCGGCCGACAGACGCGAGATCAGGTCGCCGACATCGAGGCCGGCCCGGGTCCGTAGGCCCGCGACGTAGTTGGTGTCGAGCGTGCCGAGGTCGATGTGCGTGGTATCGATCCGTCCATTCGCCATGATGGGTGGCCCTCCTCAGGCCGAGCCGCGTCACCACGCGGCGGGGTGTCCTGGGCCGGGCCTAGACGAACGAAAATCGCACGAGGGTGGGCGTGACCGCTCGCATCCGAACGGGTGCCCCAGCGATAGCCGTGGTGTCGATCCCGCCCGGCGTCGCCGTCGAGGGGTAGAGCGGCGTCCCCGGAGTGAGGCCGGTAAACCCGTCCATCTCTCCCTGGATGGCGACCTCGACATCACCGCCAGCGACGGCCGGCATGAGCACGACGCCCATGGCCTCGGTGATGCCGGTGATCGGCGCCTTGTCAAAGACCGTCTCGTATCCCCGGGGCGGGGTGTCGGGCGAGATGATGACGAGATCGCCGGTGGCGAGCGCCACCTTGGCTTGCCCCTTGTCGTTGACCTCGTAGCCGACCCGAGTGGCCGACCGAATCCGGGATGTCTTCGTGACCGCGACCATCGCTGCGTTCTCCTGTGCGATCGCTGGTCACGCGGAGCGGGTCCGTCCCGGTCGGTGATCCAGCCTGTTACGCGGGCGTCCAGGCGACCTTCTGGATGCCGTCGACCGTCTTGCCGGGTGCTACCGGCTTGGTTTCCTGCGACTGCCGCCGACCGGCCCGGCCGGCCTCGGTGTCGGGCGCCTCGATCCGGATGTGCTTGGCGAGGACTTTGGCCGAAGCTTCCAGCGCCGCTTCGTCATCGCCCTGGAGCAGGTCCGTCAGGTCGGCCGGGAGCTTATGCTTCTGGGCCACCTGGACCCGGAGCGACGTGTGCTCGGCCGTCTTGATCTGGCCTTCCAGTTCCGCGATCCGGTCGTCTCGCTCGGTGATCGTGGTCTGGGCCGTCTCGTAGAGCTTCTCGAAGTTGCCCTGCTCTTTGGCCTTGTCCTGCTCGGCCTTGGCGGCGTCCGCCTGGACCTTCCGGAGGTCGGTGCGGTGCTTCGCGGCTTCCTTGCGCGTGTCGGCCAGTTCCTTCCGGAGCTTGGCGGCCTCGGCGGCGCTGATCGTCTCCTCCGACTCCCGCTGGTCGTCCTCCTGGGACGGATCCTGCTGGTCGTCGGTCTGATCGTCCTGGTTCTGGTTGGACACCTGGTCCTCGGAATCGCTCATGTCGGGCTCCTGGCGCGATCGGGCGAACGGCTGAAAACGCAAAACGCCCGTCTCCGGTCAGAGACGGGCGACACCTTGCGGTGCAGCGGCTCGGACAGAGACGGGCGGCGGTGGCGGATCATCGATCCACCGGGCGACCCTCTTTGATTAGGGCTAGTCTAGCAGATGACCGGCGTTATGGTACGCCGGTCACAATCCATAGGTGCGCCGCAACCAGTTCCCGAGGAAGATTAGGAACCGGGATGTCTGGTCAACGAGGATGCGTCGATCTTCATCGGTCGGCGACGGCGGCGACGCTGGTCTCGGTTCCATCAGGCCACCTCCTGCACTTGCTCATCGATCGGCGGCAGCGGCAGGAAGGGTGCCAGCACCACAGCGATGGCATCGGTCGCGTTCTCGATGGCATCGTCCATCGCGCCATTGAAGATGGTCCACGCTGGGCGACCGATCAATGGCTCCATATTGCGCGTTACGGTGTCGATCGGGTCGATGTGCGGGTGGATCAGCTCGTGGGTCAGGATGCCACGCTGTTTCTCGGCGTCGTATCCGTCGAAACCAACGCACAACCGGATGACGGCGCGACGCTGACCATAGATACACCGTATCTGGGCATCAGCATCAGCATCAGCGTCATCGTCGGCCGGGCGATCGTCGATCTTGAACGTCCAGTCCTTCAGGCCCATCGCGTCGGCCAGATCACGGATATACGGCAGCCAGTCGGTCATCACGCCATCTCCTCGAACAACCCATACCGCGCCCGGATGATCCGGTCGCTCTCCTCGCGATTCGGGAACGAGACGGTGAAATAGCACGAGCAGTGCGGATGCGCCGGCAACGTCGGCAGCGCCGTCAGCGGGTAGACGCCCGCCCCCAGTCCGTAGCGATCCTGGGTCGCATGGTCGTTGCAGTTGTGGACCACGATACCGTTGGCAATGTAGCTTTGATCTTCGAACACCTCGAAGTTGAACACGTCAACCAACAATGGATTATTATCCGTTGGCATGCTATAATCGACGTATGACGAAACACTGTGAAGTCTGTGGCGTTGAAATAGTTCCTCGTGCGTGCGACAAGGGGCACCCGTCGCATTTTGCGAAACGTCGTTTCTGCTCCAGGTCGTGCGGCGCAGCCCCAAAGCGGACCAAGCAGCCATGTACATGCGTCCAATGCGGGATCGTGTTTCAGACCACGCCCAGCCAGATCGCAAACGGCCGGAAGTTCTGCTCCAACGCCTGTTATCAACGGGATCACGCCGCGACGCCTCGTACATGTCCCACGTGTGGGAAGTCGTTCGTTCACTCATCCTATAGCGCCTCTCAGATCCATTGCTCAATGGCCTGCCGCCCGATGTACGGTAAGTCGAACCCGAACTACGGCAAGCGCCATGAAGGGATGCCGCCGTCATCGCCCGAACGGCGGCTCGCGATGTCTGAAGAACGGCAACGAGAGGGGAACCCGAACTGGAAGGGCGGTTCACCGAACAATGGCCGCTATCGCATGCAGACACGGGCCGCCCAATGGGCTCGGACCTATCTTGGAACGACCTGCGATGTTTGCGGCGCCCCGAATGCCACACTTCATCACATCGTGCCTCGACGACTGTTCGGTGTTCAGCAGCACGCTCACTTCGCGCAGAATCTTGTGATGCTCTGCGTCTCCCATCACCAAGAGATCGAGAAAGGGGTCCGTCGTGCCGTTCGTGAAGCACAATGGGACGGTCTCCCCTATGGAGATCGCCTGCCGAAATCCATCCTTTCGCAGTTAGCACAGGATGGCTTCGTGTCATCACTGCCTGACGACTGCGACCTGTCTCCCCTCGGGTCCGTAGCACCCGCAATTCGTCAACTACAACCTGAGAACGATAGAGCCGCGTGACCGAGCGGTAGCGGCCCTCATGCGTCAGAACGTAGTCACCGACCGCTACGGACTCAATCGGCTTCGGCCCTGTGGCTGTCGCAATCATGGTCCCGGCAATTAGGCACTGATCGGTCTTCGGGTGACTGTTGGAGGTGTTCCACTTCATCCCCCGCGTCGTCGGGATGCGGCTGGCCGCCTCGACGGTCGCCTGCGCCCGTGCCCGCGTCAGCTCCGTCCGGGCCAGCCGTCGGGCCGCGTAGGACCCGTGACCCGCCCGACTCCCCAGCGTCGCCACCTGCCCGTCGACCAGTGGCGCCAAGTACTGCCGGAGCGCCCTGGCAACGGTCCGGGGACCTTCACCCCGCACGATCCCGAGCCGGAGTTCCTGGTCGATGGCCCGCCGCACCCCCTGCCGTGCGTTCCAGACCCGGTCACTGAGCCGGTGGCCGTTGGGATCGACCCACGAGCGCGTGTCGTCCAGCGCCCGGGCGATGGCCAGCCTCCGCTCCGGTGCCATCCGACTTATCCGCAGCAGCTCGGCAAGGTCGTCGTCGCTGGCGTCGATCGCGGCCAGGAGCCGATCGGACAGTTGGCTCCGCAGCCGGTCGGCCTCGGCGACGAGCACCTGATCCCACGTCGCCAGCGACTCGTCTAGGATCAGGCGTTCCAGCGGCGACGACGCATCGCGCCGCGCCGGGTAGACCGTCGCCAGCGACCGCGTGATGCGTGGCATCGCCCGGCCCCGGAGCGCCCCGGTCATCGGGACGAACTCGGACCCGGCGACATCGAGGACAATCCGCTCGACGTCCCGGCCAAGGTCGGCCAGCATCCGGTCGAGACGCGGGGTGATGCCGCGGGGGCGGTTCGGGCGACGTGGTGGCCGCTCGTCAGTCATCCAGGTGATCCCGCTGTCGCAAGCCGAACCCAGCCGCAATGACTCCCGCAACTGCCATGAGTGCGATTAGTCCGACTGTTAGCCAATCCATCCCCTACCCCTTTCGGCTCGCCAGCATACCGACACAGACGATGACGGTCAGGCAGATCAACGCAACGCAGAACGTGATCGAGCCGTCGCTCATGGCTGAGCCTCCCTTTTGCGCTGTGCTACTTGCTGGTCGAACCAAAGGCGCCAGTCGACTGGGACGCCGCCGGCTTCTGCATGACGCCGGAGCGACGTCGCCCACTCCGTCGCGGCCTTCATGTCGTCAGTAAGTGCCAGGACCGTGTTCGTTAGCTCCTTGCACTCATCAGGTCCAAGTTCGAGTTGAACAGCCAGATCAAGGAGCGCGTCTCTCGTCTCTAAC